AATCGATGAACTCCAAAAGGCTGAACTCAAGGTTCAGTCTACTCTTGAGGAAATCACTACCGACAATCTCAAATCAGCTAAATCCAGCATGGCATCTGCAAAGGAGAACCGAATGGCTTTCACGAGCATGATTACGGATAAGCTGATAAATCCTGCAATGGAATATGAAAAACGAATGCAGAATGTCATAAACGCTGCTGCGGTGGTAGAACTTGAGATGAGGAAGAAACAAGAAGAAGAAACCTTACAGGCTCAAGCACTAATCAATGAAGAGGCTGCACTTCGTAATCACATCACTAATGAATACTTCAGGATTGCTGCTGAGAATCGTTTGAACTACCAGAAAGGGATTGATGCATCATATCGGAACTGCCTTGCAAATCGGGTACCTGTTGATAAAATACCTGCGATGATAGCAGATATGAAACGGATACTATCACTATTTGAGGTACCTGAGATGGCTAAATTTCAACGTACACTCGTCTCCGATGAAAGGGCATTGCAGATATTTCAGTCAATTGACAAGTATGATCCTAAAATGGATTTAATGCGTTATCAATCCGAGGCAGAAAAGAAGTGGATTAATTACGAAATGGATTTAGCAAATGCCGATGCAGCAATCAAGGCACTTGAGAAACAAGCAGCGGAGAGAGAGGCTGAAATCGCTCAAGAGATAGCCATTGAGACGGCTACTAACACTCTAATTGCTCAAGCTGAGACAATTACACTAGAAACGCCACGCATTAAACGTGAGGTTAAAATAATCGTTGTAGAATCAGAGGCATGGGCAAAGGCGGTAATTGTAAATTTTATACGTGTATTCCCCGTTGACAAATTACGTGTAAAGTCATGGAGTAAACTGACACTTGCTCAAATGGCTGAAGCCTTGGCGAAGTCTGGAGCGGAATTGCATAACCTTCAAACTGAAGAAGTATGCAAGTGAGTAACATTCAGTATTACCGCAACAACTTCGAGGCTTACAACACCATGAAGGGATACTCTTATAGTGGTATTACCAAAGGAGCAGGATTTACACCATCTGCTAAGATGCGGCTTGGTACTGCGGTGCATGAGTACTTATTAGAACCTCAGAATTATAACCATGAGAATAGGGATATCGTAGTGCCACTTGCAAACGCAGTTAAAGCCGAATTAGGCGGTTTATTACCATTCTTGGATACTGAGTTATCAGTTTACGCAGAGTTCGAAAATAACGGCTTAATAATGCCTTATAAAGGCAGAGTTGACATGGTTAGAACGGGGAAGATTGTGTTAGATTTGAAGGTATCTGAAATACCTTTACGCAACTCCGTGCCATATTTTGGGTATGATAGGCAAGTAAACGGCTACATGGCAGCCACTATGTCTGATTTGGGTATGATAATCCGAATTGATCCCAAGAATGCAAGGGTAGAGAAGAAGATGATACCCAAAGACCATTCCTGGTGGGAAGATCAGATATCTAAATACGGAGTTCCAAAAGAAATTTATTAAAACCAATAATTATGAGTCAGTTATTTACAGGCAGCATCTGCGTTTCAGACATTGACAAGTCAAAGCTAACACAAGCCAAGAACGGCAAACTTTACCTTTCAGTAGACATTTGGATAAACGACCAAGCCGATAACTATGGCAATACTGGTTCAATATCAATTCGTCAATCTAAGGAAGAAAGAGAGGCAAAAACCAAAAAGACCTATATTGGTAATTTAAAACCCGTTGAAAAATCCAATAGTGCAGCACCTATAATGCAGGATTTACCTTTTTAGTATGTTCAATCTGTGATTTACCCCTGGTGTTTCTACATCGGGGGATTTTTAACTATTTATTATGAAAGAACGCTACAACGCAGCACACAAAGCATGGTTTCAAGAGCAATATCCAAATGCATGGAAGGATGGACTTTATTCACATCCACCGATGCCATCAGTCGCTAAAGCGAATGGATTGACTAAGTATATCACAAACTTTCTCTTCTGGAAAGGTCATAGAGCAACACGTGTAAACGTTCAAGGAAGGATTGTAAAGGGAAAATGGATTCCGTCAACGACAAGAAAAGGAACAGCAGATATATCAGCTACAATCAGAGGCAGATCAGTCATGATTGAAATTAAAGTAGGCTCAGACCGACCACGACCAGAGCAGTTACAAGAGCAGGAACGGGAGAGGCGTTCAGGCGGGATTTATGAATTCATACGTACTGCGGATGAGTTTTTGGAACTTTATGATAAAACTGTAAATTTGTAAAAATACGTTGTCGGGAAACCAACGTAGAATAATAACGATTTACCTCAAAGAGGTGCGGAAGTTTGTATATACAAACTTGTTTCCCCCGTGCCTTTTTGAGGTTTTTTCATTCTATGAAAGAAACATATTATTTCAGTCATGATTGCAATGCAAGGAATGACGTTAAAATCCTAAAACTGCGTAGAAAGTTAGGAATGGAGGGTTATGGCATATATTGGTCAATAATTGAAATGTTGAGGGAAGACGAAAACTACACCTTACAAATAAAATACATTGATGAAATTGCATTTAGCCTATCTGTTAAAATTGATATTTTACATTCAGTTGTGCATGATTTTGAGTTATTTACCATTGAAGATGAATGTTTTTATTCTGAAAGGCTAATGCGAAGCATGGATAAATACAAAGAATTAAAGCAACAGAAATCAGTTGCAGGTAAGAAAGGGATGCAAAAAAGATACGATAATACTCCAAAGTTGCACATATGATAACCCAAGAATCAATAAAGAAACTAAAAGAAACAGTTTCACTTTATGATATAATTAATGATGAAATCAAATTAAAGAAATCAGGATCATATTATATTACAAAATGCCCATTCCATGATGAAAAAACCCCATCATTTAAAGTAAAACCAAAAGATAATCACTTTAAATGTTTTGGATGCGGTGCTTATGGTGATATGATAGATTTTATTGTAAAATATAAAAGACTATCATTTCAAGATGCGGTAAGATACATAGCAAGTCAGAAAAACTTTGAATTAGAGGAAACATCAAATGAAGTAGAAAAGCCACAACCAAGGCTTGAAAAGATTGATAAAGTTTATATTGACTACTTTGAAAATCGTGGAATATCTAATAATACCTTATTGCGTTTTAAGGTTACACAGGCAACAGAATGGATGCCAGATGCACAATCTGAAATACCAGTAGTGTGTTTTAATTATTTTCGTGATGATGAATTGGTAAATATTAAGTTCAGAGGCAGAAACAAGTCATTTAAACTCGTAAAAAACGCTGAATTAATATTTTACAATCTTGATGCCATTAAAGACGATGATACTGCCGTAATCGTTGAGGGTGAAATTGATTGTATGTCAATGTATGAGGCAGGAATTTATAACTGTGTTTCAGTTCCGAATGGTGCAGGATCAAATAATTTAAATTACATAGACAATTGCATAAATCATTTAATTGATAAAAAATATATTGTCATTGCAGTTGATAATGATGATGCAGGTAACAAATTAAAGGATGAATTAATAAGGCGTTTAGACATTGAAAGGTGCTTTTATATTAAATATCCTGAAGGCTGCAAAGATGCAAATGATATATTGATGAAGCACGGCAAAGATTATCTTAAATCATTGATTATTAACGCAAAGCCATTTCCAATTAAAGGGATAGTTGATAGTGGCGAACTGCTACAAAGTATTGATGATATTTACTTGAATGGATACCCAAAAGGCATTAAAGCAGGAATTGAAGGCTTTGATAATTACTTTAGTTTACTTGAAGGACTATTTACAGTTGTAACAGGAATCCCAGGTTCTGGTAAATCTGAGTTTATTGATTTTATAATGGCTAAAACGGCACTTAACCATAATTGGAAATGGGGTATAATATCATTTGAGAATACTCCACCAGTATTTCATGCAACTAAAATAATTGAAAAGCTATCAGGTAAAGCATTTGATTTTAGAGTAAATCCTACGCATAGAGTTTCAACCTATGAACTCGAAATGTACAAGGGTTATTTATCTGAAATGTTCTTTTTCATAAATACCCAAGATACCGATGTAACACTTGAAGGACTACTCAAAAAGATAGCATTATTGGTCATGAGAAAGGGTATTAAAGGCGTTCTAATTGATCCGTGGAACTACATTGAGCATAAGATTGAAAACAATGAAACTGAAACCCAATACATTTCAAGAGCATTGACAACTATAAGAAAAGCAGCTATAAAATTAGGCATCCATATCATTGTTGTGGCGCATCCTACTAAACTTGCAAAGACAAATAACAAGTATGATGTTCCAACTCTTTACAATATTTCAGGGTCTGCTCATTTCTTCAATAAGACTGATAATGGGTTTACAGTGTACCGAGATTTTAATACAAATGAGGTAACGGTACACATTCAAAAAATTAGGTTCTCTTTCTTGGGTAAACTTGGAGCAATAAAATATAACTACAACACATTCACAAGACAATACGAATATTTAGAAGATAACTAATTATAAATCAATATGTTACTAACACACTTATAACAGTGTTATAACAGACTTTCATTGTGTTATATCAAAAGCTAACAAATTAAAGTAAAGTAAATAAATACAGGGTGGTGTTGTGGCTTACGCCACCACCACAACATCAGAAAAATATTTCGCCATAAATATCCAATTCTGATTAATTTTGTTTAAATGGCAAAGAAAGGTTTTTACATACGGCATAATACAAAAGACAATAGCATAATGCTCAATGTCTTTGTAAGCGATTTTAAGGCGTATTTAGACACTTTGCAGTCAGATGATGGTTGGATAAAGCTGAGGATATTTGAGAGGCAAGAAGTGGACTCAAAAGGCTTTACACACGATATGCACGCAATACAGATGAAAACTGGTAATGATGGGTAAGAAAACGATAGTTGACATAGATATCAAAAAAGAGGCTTTCATAAAAGCCTATCAGAATAACTTTGGCAATGTTACGCAATCCGTTGAGGCGGTTGGCGTGACACGTTCTGCATATTACAAGTGGGTTAAAGATGATCCTAAATTCTTGGCTAAACTTGAAGCAGTAGAACCAAAAGAGATTAAGAAGGATTTCATTGAAAACGCACTTCTCAAGAAAATCCGTGAAGGAGATACTGCTGCCATCATTTTTGCAAGTAAGACTCAACTCAAAGATAGAGGATACATCGAACGCCAGGAACTGACAGGTGCCGATGGGGATAAATTAGGAGCATTCACCGTAGAAATAATCAATGGGGCAACCGCTGAAAATACAAACCAGTAGAGTATTCGAAATCCTAAAGGATTCGTCTACCCGTATCACTGTGATGCAGGGTGGATCACGCAGCGGTAAAACGTACAA